GCTCGCCAGGCTCATAACCTGGAGGTCGCATGTTCGAGTCCTGCCTCCGCAACTACAAGTGTCCGAAACACCTTGTCACAAAGGGTTTCGGACACTTTCCGGTTTAGAACCGGGACAAAATCGGGAATTAAAGTATAATGATATAGCATTGGTGGCATCCGCCAACAATGTAAAAAAAATGTACTTTTCTGAAAAACAACTCCTTACGTGCAAAGAAATAGTAACATTTACGCTGCCAAAGTTGCACAGAGGCAAGTCTTGGTATGTCGATTTCTTTGCGTATGATCCTTCCATTGACGGACTTCGGCGTAAGAAATACATGCTCAATCGTTACAAGACTCGCAAGGAAAAAGAGAGCATGGCAACAATTCTGATACAGAATATTTATCAACGTCTCATAGCCGGGTGGAATCCATTTACCCAAGGCAAGAGGACAAGACAGTATACAGAATTATCTGTGGTTTTACAAAGATATCAGGACTTCATCAGTTATCAGGCCGAAAAGGGCGTCATGAAGATCAAGACAGCAGCAGATTACTTGAGCCGGTTAAAAAAACTGAATAAATTTCTGTCAGAAAAAGGAAATTTACGCATAAAATACGTATATCAATTCGACAAATTGGTTATATTGGATTTCCTGGACTACCTCATGTTTGACAACGAAGTATCGCCTACAACGCGAAACAATTACCGCACGTGGCTGTCGACATTGTGCACCTGGCTAAAGGACAGGCTCTATATTAACGAAAATCCCGTAGAGAGCATACACATGATGCGCGAGGGCGAGAAGTTCCGCGAAGCGTTGAGCGCAGAAGCCCTGAAGAAATTAGGAAGATATCTTAAGGAAAACAATCCGTCATTCTATCTTGCCTGCCTTATGGAGTACTACACGTTCATTCGGCCGAACGAGTTACGTTATATAAAAATAGGTGATATCAGCATAACCAATCAAACAATATATGTGTCTCCACAGGTGTCGAAAAACAGGAAAGGACAATACGTCGCAATAAATGATGTGCTTATCAGGGAAATGATCCGGCAAAACATCTTCAGCTATCCATCAGGCGATTATTTGTTTGGCGAGGACTTGAGGCCAGGCACATCACAGATGTACATAAACCGTTTCCGCCTGGAATGGAAAAAGGTAAGGTTGGCATTGAATTTTCCCGAAACATACCAATTCTACAGCTTGAAGGATGCAGGAATAAGAGACTTGGCGAATGCCGAGGGCATAGTGATAGCCCGTGATCAAGCCCGCCATACAGATATCTCAGTGACTAACAGGTATCTGAAGGCAGGCGTTGTGGACGACAAGGCCAAGCACTTCGAAGGTGCATTATAGCATCTCGAAGAAATAGCCCTTAATAAGTTTGTCTATCCCTGTATTGGCCACATTTATTTCCAATTTTTCGCATACATATCTCTTGTTCTTGAACATGAATATCTTGCGTATGTCTGGTATTGACTGGCTTTCAAAACTAATTTGGATTTCTGTCTGCGTATTTATCAAATAGCCATTCGCATGCAGTTGACCAAGATAATGTTCAGCAGGGGAGTTTGTAAGAGCAAGCGACCATGAGTCATGGATGTTCAGATATCCGCAGTCTTCCAAGTTTATTGCTTTATCCAGGAAATCAGTAAAGCCCATGGGGTACGGTATCTTCTTAGACTGATCTGTAACCCCCGGCTTGTTAACATACTGTAGAACCGTACCGACAAACATTACTTGAATCCTGTCTTCGGCCGTCGTTTCATTGTCTGTATCCTGCGCCCCTGTGACGCCTGCCCAAACGACTTTTGTAAAATCCCTCGAAGGGATATCCCCCTTCTCGTTTTTCAACGACGGCATCTGTACTTCTGTATCCCATTGTTTCACCCACTTTCCACCGTGTCCGGCAGTACCCGACGAACCATCAGTATAATATTCACACTTTTGCTCAACTGTTATACCTACCGGGCATATTTTCAAATCAATATATTCATCAACCTTTTCGTTGCGTACCAACGGTCCGAACTGGTTGATTTGCCCAAGGAACCAGGAATCATCGTCTGATGTCGAAGTGTCGTCCCTTGATCCGCCGAAAACACCTTCATCTTCGGAATCCGTGGGTACGTCAGGAGTGGAGTTTGTCCTGTAGCAGTATGTCCCTTGCGGACAGACGAATAGATATTTTTTCTTATCTTCGTCGCTCATAGCGTTAAAGGACTGCAACAATTCTTCGTATGAAGAATATTGTTTACGTTCGTAACTTGATAATAAATCCTCGTCGATGGCATCGTAATAGTGCGTGTCCGAATCAGACATATCGAATCTAATATTCGAAGAGCCCAATGACTTCGTTTTTTCTTCATCTTCATCCGACACATCAGATGTGTATTCATCTAGAGGGTCATATTGTTGTACTCCATTATCAAAAAAACGCAAGTTGCTTATAAGCTCCGCGGTTTTGTCAGATTCGTTGAAAACAAATGTGCAGTTAAAAAAGTTTTGGACTTCCGTAAGAAAGTCCGTAACCGTCCAATGAGGTAAAGCCTCCTGTATTATGAGCGTTTTGCGGGCATTACAAATAACCAGTCTGTTCCATGGCACAACGTCAACATCATTTGCCACAAGACGGTATCCGAAGTATTCTATTACCTTCCTGACTATAAGAAGTAGATTCGGCATGATTGTATCGCCGTGTGTATATACTCCCGGTTTATCTGTGTCGGCGGAAGATGACGTACCTACATGCATGCGTGTGACATTCTTTATTTCGGCTTTTGTCTCGTCATATACAGGCATGACGACATACTCGGAGACATCGCCCATTGCAGGCTTTGTGTAAGCATCCCATTTGCCATATATATATGTATAGCCTTTTACCGGGACGCCTCCGCGCTCACCTTTGAAGGCATACCCTTTACCGTCATGAATAGTAATCTCGCCATAATCAATCTCGTCAATGTAAACATCACCATTGTTAGCGATGAAGTTAACATCAGAGTTTCCGCCCAAAAGTTGCACCTTGACAATAGTGTCAGAAATCGAGTTTATTACTGCTGAGCCTGACAAAAGCAGGTGGTTGTCGACGACAAGCATGGCGTCCATCTTTTCCGTTTTCTTAGTGACCGGCAAAGATTGGATATTCTTGAAGAACTGACGGTTCTCAAGTATATCCATCGGTATGTTGACATCGAGTGTGTAACTGCCGGATTGTGTGAAGTAAGGGTTTTCCTTCGTCACTTTTACAACCTGTGAAGTGTCGGTGTAAACCCTTGTGTCGTTAAGATATAATTCAATCATTTTCTGCCCTTCATTTTGTTGTATTTGTCAAGATTATATGCGACGCCATCTTCTCCATCAATGGATACAGACGCTCTGATGCTCCCATTTGAGAGTATGATGTTAAGTTTGCCCAAAACATCATTAAGAGCGAAAATAGTATCATTAAGATTCTCGTTGTCAGTATTGACATTGACAACAGGTGCGGACACTATAGCATTGCCTCCAGTGTTCAAAGACCTTGTAATGTCCTCTGCCGTAAGGCTGCCCACTGTATTATTTCTCTGTGCCAAGTCGATAAGCTGCAATGCCGGCCTAATTGCCGAATTGTTGACTGCGTTGTGGTTCGCGACAAATTCCCCCTGGTGTACGACTCCGGCTTCACGGCGGTAGTTCCTACCGCCTGTGAATCCGCCCTCATAATATCCGGCAGACTGTGCCTCATGCTGTTTTTTGATAATGGCGACCTGTGCCATACCGGCAGCGGTTGCAGCAGCTGCTGCTATCGGGCCTAAAACAAATGAGACCTTAGAAGCTGAAGCATATGCATTGATTGCAGCAGCTGCGGTAGAGGCGAGTGCCTGTGCTATCTCTATCGGCATGGCTCGCTTATTAGCAGCGTTTTTCGCTTTTTTGATTTTCTCGTCCCTTTCTGCCTCGAGCTTTTCGCGTTTGGCCGAATTGTTGCCTGCCGCTTCAATCTGTTTGTCATATTCCTGCTGTATCTTGGCCGTCTCGGCGTCAGCACAGGCTTGAGAATAGGATGAAAACGAACCTAACATACTAGCTATGGAACTGAATGTGGCAGCGTAAGCCCTAAGCCTCTCATTTTGGAATTCATCATCGCTAATTTTTTTAGCCTGGATATATTGTTCGTAATTGCCAACATCTTCTTGGTAAAGAGTCTTTAAGGCCTCATTTACTTTCCGCTGCTGCTCTACTGAGGTAAATATAGATGCTATGCCTGTTATGGCGTCGCCCGGTTGTTGATTATTCTCGTTAATACCGGCCATATCCTTAGCCAGTGACAACATCATATTTGCATTTTCCTTGTCTTTTTGCTCCTGCGTCTTATACTTTTCGGAATATTTCAGCATTATAGAAAGTTTCATTTGCTGATACTCTTCTTCTGAGATTAGAGCTTTCCAATATATTTCATCGAGAGCTTTCAGTTCAATATCCTTTTTCCTTGACGAGCCCATATTAAGATATTCCTCTTTCATTTTCAGGACTTTCTGTTGGAAAGATGTTTCCTGTTCAAGTTTATGTTTAAATTCCATGTCGTCAATTTCTTCTTCCAGCTGGCGATATTCCTCTGCAGATTCTTTATATAGGTTCTTTTTCTTCAACAGGAATTGAATATCATTCTGGAATAGAGCCTCATTCATAGCGTCCTCGTCCATATATATGGCATTATTGGGGTCGTAATACATTGCCTTAATCTTTGCTTCAGCAAGAACCTTTGTCCTCTGCAGATCCTGTTCATCAATCTTGGCCTTATCTTTAAGATATTGCGCATCAGCTTCTTTTTTCTTCGCCAATATGTTATCATATTCTGATGTTTCAGTTTTTCCGTATTTCTTAAGCAATTCGAGTTGATTGTCATAACCGGTTTGCAATGCCTCAAGGCGTTGTTTTATATACTCCGTATACCTAATTTGCCCCGAAGTATACTGTGCGTCGACATCAAGTAATGACGTTTTCATGTTAGTCTCATATTTTTTCATTTCTTCCTTGAACTTACGTTCACGTTCTTTTCTTTCCTCCTCAAGTTTTTTATTGTTGTCATTTGATATATTCGTTGATGAAGGAGCGTTGCCTGCCGGCATTGTCTGTGTCGTGTTTCGAACGAAGCTGACACCTTGCTTAGAAACATATCCTTGTATATTTTCAATTTTATTGTTTATTGTTTTTGCAGCATTTATATTTTCATCAAGCTTTCTAACGTTATAATTATATGATTTCATCAAACTGTTGATAGCTTCAAGCTGCTCATCCGTGATATGCCTTAAAAACGTACCACTTTGTTTATCCCTTATGTATCCTCCACCGCTAATATAGCTGCCATATTCCTGTGTTCTAGGGTCAAATCCGTATTTGGCCAATTTCCTTAAAACACGATTCTGAGTAGCTTCACGTCCTGCTTTTTCCATAGATAAAGACATAAGCGATGCTTCAAGCCCGGACATTTTATTCAGCGCCGCCTGTGCTATAGCAGCTTTTTTAAGGTTATTAATATAAGCGTCAAGTGCTGAAGTATTATTGTTTATTAATTTTCCTTCAGTAGTCAAAGTTGCATGGTATTGTGGTACAATACCTTGTAATTGCACCAGTGCCTTTCGCCTCTCCCTTATGCCGTTGTTGGCATTCTCTAGTACCCTGCGCAAAGTCTGTATCTGCGTTATCTCAGCTGAATGTGCAGATGCAGCCTCCTGTTGAACTTGTTTTATATCATTGTAGCTGTCTTTCATTTTTTTGACAGCTTCAGCATTTTTCTTAGCTTCCTCGCTGTTTTGCTTTATATAGCTATATAATTTGTAAATACCATATCCAAGAGAAAGAACAACGGCCAACAATGCAGTATAAGGATTTGTCAGACTTGCAGCTCTCATAACTCTCAATGCTGCAGCAGCTTTGGTGATATTACCTGTAAGCAATGCAACAGCAACACGCAACGTTCCAATCAAGGCAATCCTTGTCTTTATTAAGACATTATGCGTTTTATGAAGAAGCATAAGAGTATATTCTTTAATATACCAGGCATAAGTAGCCAGTGTTGATGCTTTGTAAACTGCTGTCAGCAATGTAATTGACACAATGAGGTATGCAATTTCCGCCTTGTACTTAATAATGAAAGTTGTCAAGTTATAGATAGTTTTAACGAGCATAGTACTTGTCGTTACGACATATCTCATTAATGGCAAAAGTCGTTCACCAAGTTCAACCGACAATTCGTGAAATTTTTTCTTAGCCTTGTCAAGTTGTGCCTGCTCAGTATTATTCTGAACATTAAATTCTTTAATGACGCTCGTGCCATCCTCGTAAGCTTGAAAAGCAAGAGCTTGAGCCTGTCGAACCTGGTCAAGGTGCGATGCGACTGACGACAAAACGCCAACAGCACGAGTGCCGTCAAGTTTCATTTCCTGGAATAATGGAGCCATTGCATCAAATCCACCTCTTGACCTCATAGATTCCAGAAACTTAATCAAGCCGGTATTAGCGTCTTCCTTCATAATACGGCTAAACTCCTTAACTTCCAATCCCGCAATTTTAGCGAATCGTGCCGGCTCTTGGAACATCTTAGTAATTAGCTGAGAAAAGACTGTAGCAGACGTGGCTGCCTCTTGCTCGTTCTGATCGAGAGCAGAAGCAAGTCCTAACATTTCTGACTGTGTAATACCAGCCTGTATCGCCACACCTGATAGTTGTGCTGTAAAGTCAACCATGTATGATGCTGATGCAGAAGAATTTTGCGCAAGCTCATTAACTGCCGAACCAGTGGCGAGCATAGCGCCACGCAGTCCTCTGGTCTTATCCTCACCGAACATCTGTGCGAGCTTTCCGATTTGGTCAACGGCATTTTCTCCGAGGTCATCACCAAGTGCTACGCGAATTTTGTCAGAACCGTCGACAAAATCTTTAATGGCAGCCTCGGAGGTTATACCCAATCTTCCGGCAGCTGCAGCAAGCCCATTAAGTTCCTCACGAGAAGTTCTTGTGTCCATTTTTTGAAATGACCTGTTCATTTCCTTTACCTCTTCCATTGTCTGGCCTGTGTATTTAGTCACATTCGCCATAGCAGTGTCCATGTCAAGAAAGTCTTGCGTGCTCTTACGCATGGTAATCGTAAGGCCGGTAAGAGATGCGATTAGCGAAAAGGCAAGCGTCTGCATGCGGTTGAATTTGTCCGCTAACCGGTTAATCCATGACTCTTGTGCAGCGCCTTCCGCCCTAACAGATTCGAGTTGTGTTTTCAGCTCCTTGGCTTTCTTTGTCATCTGTCGGAATTCTTCCGTACCTCTTTCCATGTCTTTCAGCTCGTTATTGACGATGCGCAGCGAGTATTCAATGTCCCTGATTGACGCCTTGTCTAGCGACTTCATTGTACGGTTGACAAGCTCCGTGTTTGTAGCGACCTTTCGCATTGCCAAACCGGCATTATCAAGTTCGCTATTATATTGGTCGACAATCGTATTAACTAGCTTCTGTTTGTCGCCAATTTCGGCGAGCCTGGCTTTTATCTTAAGCAGGTTAGCGTTTTGTTCCTCATAATTAGCTGAGCTCGGATTAATAGTTGTCAGTCGTTGTTCAATTGATGACTGTGCAGCTTTGAGCGAAGCAACGGAAGCATTGTCGATGTCGGCCAATACAGATGCGACAAGTTTACCGCTGCTGGATATTTTTTCAAACATCTCATCCGTCTGAGCTGCAGAGTTCTTTATTTCATCCAGTCTTTCCTTGCAGGTATCCATAAGTGCCGACAAGTTACGCCAATCAGCCGGATCTGATGTAGATTTCATTTGACGGCGCAATGCCTTCATGGCTGTTTCTATCTCGCCGACAGAAGCCGTCGACAAAGAATTGATTGTCTTGATAGTTTTGTTGATATCCGTATCATAAGCTTTAAGCTCTGCTCGAGCTTTTTTCAGATCTTTGTTAAGGTCTTTTATGAAATTAGTATCAGCCTTTGCTCTTATAGCTTTATCTCGAGCAACGGTAAGTTCGTCAACCTTTTTTTTAAGGTCGGCAAGATTGTTTTTCGCCTCGTCAGAATTGAGGCGAATAATAGTGACAAATTCTTGTGTATTACCTGCCATATTATTATGTAATAAAAATTAATCAAAACTGCAAAGCGAAAATCCGCCAACTATGAAAAATGGAATAGCTGACTCACAGATTAGTCACATTGCTTCAATTTATATACAATGATGCCCACTACAATAAGGATGAAAATTATAACAGCACCAATAGCCCATCCCCCGACATTTAATCTTACTTGTTCCCATGTCGTAAGTCTGCGCTCCACTGGATAAGGCACCCGGACCGTGTCCGAACGCAAAATGGCCACCGTATCATACTTGACCTTGTCACGATACACATACTTCCAAACAACCTTATCCTGATAGACGGTATCTCCAGCTGTCCATCTGTTGACGAATACGCTGTCTCGTTGGTATATGCTGTCACGCTGAAATCGGTCAATATAAAAACTGTCCGTTTTCACGGTTTCAACTGGCACAAATTGAACAGATTTGCATCCTGTCAATATACTTATTAAGATGCAAGTCATAATACCCCATAAAAAGCCTTTTATTCGTTCCATGGCTATATATTTTTGTATTCAATTATTGCATCAAAACACGGACATTCTTTTATACGTTCCCATGTGTCAACAATGCCGTTGTGGTTGGTGTCGGGTGAAATGTCCCTGTGCCCTAATATTTGTGCTTTCGGGTAACGGCCTTTCAACTCTTTTAAAAGTCGCACAAGGCTTTGTTTTTGCTCGTCCGTGCGATTGTCAATCGGCTCGCCTTTTGCGTCAATACCGCCAACGTAAGCCACGTTTACGGATGTACTGTTATAGCCTTTCACGCCGTTACTGACAAACTGCTCGCCAAGCATTTGCGAAATTGTGCCGTTAGGCATGACGACGTAATGATAACCCGGATATTTCCAGCCTTTTCTCTTGAACTCCGCACGTAAATCGTCAACGGTCTGCCGCTGACTTCCTGCCGTGCAATGCACGAAAATTCTTTTAATTGCTCTCATTTTTATCTCCTTTTTAAGTTGTTACTTTTCATCGTTCTTATTTATGGCCTCTTCTATCGCTTCGCCTAAATCCTCGTTCTTCTTTTTCGCAAAAGCAACGACAAACGCCCTGAAGAAACCTTTTACGCTCTTCTCTTCCATTCTTACTCCATGCAGCCAAAAGAAGTGGCCACAGAAAGACTTGGCCTCGCAACCAACTGCAATGAATGTGGCGACAACACCGCCCATCATGTAGTCAACGCCGATAGGCTTAAGTAGAGCCATGCCAATAAAAGCACCAATGCTCACCCACATGATGTAATCCATAAGTTTATTAATAGTTCGCCTAATAGCCCTTGACGTCCGCCACTTGTACTGCGCCATGACCAACTTGTCTCCCTTTTCCTTTGCCCGGTTATAGCGTTTGCTGCTTTCGCCCCAGCCGAAACGGAAGTCAGCCAATACGCATATAAGTATCGTCGCCAAAAGCCAGCGTGCATCATAAATCACGGCAACGAGCTCGTTGCCCATCATTGCAAACGTGAACATCCTCGTGCCGCTATTCATGTAAACCTCTTGTTCAAACATACCCTTGTATTTTTGAGGGGATGCCATGAAGCAAGGCAAACCCCTCTATTCGTTATCGTACAACTTCCTCTATCGCGGTAATCTGACCCAGCGTCCAGTCGTTGCTGGCGACAAGCTTTCCAAATGCCTCCTCGCCGAGCGGCTCAAAGTCAAGCTCGTTTTCCTTGGCGGCTTCCTCCTTCAGGCACTCTACGATCTTGTTGTTGTAGTCGTTGAAGTACTTGTTGATTTCGATGCGTTCTGCCTCTGTAAGGGTTGTCTTTTCGCCCTCTGCCTGCCACTGCTGTGCCTTTTCCACCATCTTGTCGTGGTTCTCGCCCTTCAGCTTCTCGCCAGCATCCTTTTTGAAGTCCTCGAAGCTGGTAGCCACCGGCTTCAAAGCCCTCGCAATCTTAATCATCTTGAACTTGTCGGCGTCATCCATTTTTGAGATTTTTGCCTCGTTAATCAAGTTGTAAACATTCAGTACTTTTTCAGTTGCAATCTTTTTCATATCCGTTTTATTATTTAAAATTGATTATTGTTTGTCTTTAATTTCGTTGTGCCTTAGTGGTTACTCAAGCATTTTTGCCTTGATTTCCTCCACACATGTCTTAATGCTTTGCGCAATTGACTGCATGTCTTCAATCAGAACTGACGATATATTATATTTTACTTCCTCGCCGTCCATGTAGGCTGTTGCTGAACACTTATAAACATTCTCCTTATCCTTGATGTTTATGGTTACGTTGTCCAGCTTACCGTCCATCTTTTCGCGGTATTCGCCGTCCATCAAGTAAGAACTGTCACTGTACGTGAAGTTCGCAGTCGTTGTTTTGCTTGTAATTTCTACCATAGTCATAAAATTTTAAAAATTAATTAAACAATATCTTGTAAACTATAAGTTCCGGATTTGTAAGTTTTACTTGAAGCATCATAGAATTTATCAATATTTGTATTATTGGTTTCCTTTCTTAAGGCAATCTTGTATTCAGCCAATGTTCTTGTACGGCTTTCTGTTTTGTATTTAATCTTTATTGTGCCGAAGTAGTTTTCAGTAGATACGATATTAGACGGTCCTATATTGATTAAATCAAATAATATGAAGCAAGTCTGTTTCGCTTTAATGTCAAGCGTTGTGCCTCCGTCGTCTGAAGTCCATATAGGATTGCCGTCTTTAACGCCATCATACCTGTACATGACGCATTGGGGGTTTATGATTTTTGTACTTCCATCCGACACTGCATATTCTATTGTTGCGTAGATGCCATCCTCGACATCAATGCTGACGGTTTTGTCTGAATCATTCTGTATCCTTCCAAAAATTGTAAACATGCCAACCTTGTTTGAGACGGCAAATACGGCATTAGAAGCAGATGTTCCTATACCACTCATAGGCATAAACCACTTGTTTGTTAATCCTCCTGCCTTTCCATCATAGGCATAATAAGTGTTCGAAGGTGTTGACCATATAATATGTCCTATTCCGCCGTCCAAATCCGGGTCTATACCACTCTTAAATCCAATTAGTTTGTATGGCATGTTACCATCAAACTCAGGAAAGAAATAAATCCTTTTCCTGTCATTGCGTATAGCACAAAGGTAAACGTAGAATGAAGATTTGTTAAATCCGGCGCTTGTTATCTCTTCGTCCTCTATCCTTACCATGTCGTTGTTTGCACTTAACGGTACGGCTGCAATGAGCTTATGGTCGTTACCTTGTGAAGTAGTGACTATTATACCTAACTCCCATTCCAAGGCATTTATATCAGGCCGGTAACCCAGTATCTGAGCGAGGTCGTTTTCAAAAGATAATGCCCCGTCCTCAGTTTTAAATGAAATACCTATTTCCTCAGAACGTCCGTATATTTCTTCATTAAGCACGTATTGGAAACTACAGCTCACATCATGGCGGTATCCATTAAAATCAGTCAATCTGTATGGCTCGTCGTATGATCCGCCACGTGGCTTTTGGTGTTGCCAGTTTAATTCAGGGAAGTTTACCAAATTTCTAATTACGATGGTGGCAATCTTAAGGAATTGTTGTTCTGAATACTCGTTTGAAGTATTATTAATCATAGGAACAATCAAACCGGCAATATTCAGCATAGAGATGGTTATCTGGACGCCTTCCATCGTAAATACACGACTCCCCTCGAATTTAATGTCTCCTAAGTAATTGGCGACATTAACTGTCACACCAAAGTCCGAAATGAATTGTTCACGGAAGGCATCCATGTCCATGTAGAACAACGAACTTCTTATAGGCTTATGTTGTGCCCATTTGTTTATATTCTGGTGGGTACACAATGTACCCAAGTCGTTTGATGATGCTCCCAAGACTTGCTTAACGTCCGCTATACCAATCGGAGCTACTATTTTATTACCATTCTGAATAGCCATATTACGCTGTCTTTAACCTTTTAACTTCTGCTTCAAGTTCCCTTATCTTCTTTTCAATCGAGAGTATGCGCCTTGCATTAGCTATCGACGCCAGCATTGCTATAACGTCGTACTGCATTGCAAGGTAGCCGCGTTCCTCGTGTACCGCCTGCGGCAAGACGCCCTGCCAGTACTGCGCTATCGAGCCGACCGCACGGCTGCCGTCCTTTTTCCACGCGAACTCAACGGCCGGGGCATCTGCCACGTCCTCCACGGCAGGACACGCATCCCTGATAATGTTCTTCAGGCGTGCGTCAGAACTGCTGCTTACGACAAGGGCGGTAACAGCGCCTGCCGCAATTATGTTTGCCCTTGAATATATAGAGCCGCTCACATCCAGCTTGTAAGATGTGGCAGTCGGTCCACCGATACATACATTACCATTCTGCAAAAGCGTTATTCTGTTGGAGTTTGATGTGCCCGAAGAAGTAATCGGGTCTATGCGGAACGCTTCACCGGAAGCATATCCGGGAATAATCCTCATTCCCCCGTAAGTTCCTGTTACTCCAATTTCCCCAAGGACGTTCAAAGTATAGGTTGACGGAGTTGAGCCTATTACGACTTTGCCGGCCACATGAAATTCTCCTTTGTCAACATATACGCCCGACGACTGGTAGATACGAAGGACATTGCTTATCGTTATCAAGCCGTTTGACGCCGCCCCTATGAAATCCGTGACTGATGAACTGTTGTTGTAGTGGAATCTGATAACAGGGTTTGTGCCGTACACTTCTATGCAGTTCGTGTACATATTAGCCCATCTGCTTGTGGCCGTACCCAAATTAAGCGTGCCATTAGCCGACGGTGTTACATTCCCCACGCCCGTCATGTCACCGCTAACGTTGGCGCTGCCGTCAAAACTTCTTCCCCATAACGTCCTCGCCGTCTGCAGCTTCGTGGCTGTTGACGCATTACCGCTCAACGTCGCCGTTATCGTTGACGGCAGTAAAAGATACTCCGTGGCCGAGCCGTCAACACTGACAGCAGCGCCGGTGTGCGCCTGTGAAGCGTCACGTATGTATATGTTACGCGCCGTGCCCCACTTGGCAGTCGTGATGTCGGCAGTACCGTTGAATGCCGTCCCGTTGATATTGCGTGCATTCAACAGCTTTGTCGCCGTGGCTGCGTTGTTGTAATATATAGTAAGTTCAGTCCCGTTGTCCGATGGCAGGGCTTGATACCATGTACCATTTGTCGGTGCGTTGAATCCCGACCTTGACAAAACATTAATCTGTGCGCTATTATAATCAGAGTAATACCAGTATAGTCTGAATTTCTTTGTCGATGTATTATAAAAAGCACGCCAAGGAGAACTTGTATTGGAAGCCGTCGAACCAAACAGATTAATGCTTGCTATATATGTCGTACCTTCTTCGTTTGTTGTATGGAAGCCGATATTCATTACCCCTTGCCCCGTATGTCTTGACGTTACGGAAAAGACGATATTGCAAATCGTCCATCCGCCACACGTCTTTTCCATTACCAACCTCCAACCTGCAGTGTTCCCGTTGCCGCCAGACAAACCGATTGAATTTGTCCCGTCACATCTCATGAAACTTGTCGCCTGCAAGTTATCTAGTTTGTCGGCATTAACGGCTTGCGTGGCGTACAAATCGGCTATCGTCTTCGTCGTACCGCCGACTGTCAGCGAAAGGTTTGTTGCAGACGACGATGTCAACGCAGTAAGCAGCCCTGACTTGTGGGTACCGTCCAACATGTCGGCGTTCAAGTTTGTACAAACCGTGCCATTATTTACAGGAGCATTCCCATTACCGTTGCCAAAAGAATACGCACCTCCAACTGGAATACCATTAGAAAAATATACCGGGCGTGTTGAAGAACCTGCGTTTGTTGTAGTAAGTTTCGAAGCTGTCGCAGCATTTCCACTTATCCCTATGCCCCAAGTTCCGCTTGCGCCACTGCCTGTTTTCGTCACAGTGTACGAAGTGTAGTTCAGTGAATCAAGCACTCTCGTCCATGCTGAATGTGCTAGTTTGCCGCCCCTAACGGTCTTCCAGTATATGCTATCGGAGTTAAAAGGTATGGCAAGGTCTGTGTAATATCCCGACGAATTGGCATGGTTAAACCTGAGAATGTGCCACCATGCCGAAGTGGGCGAGTCGTTGACCTTTGCCGCACACCCTGCGTCAAGGTCCGCGTTGAAGTAGTTAAGGCCGTTCCACCCATAATCCATGCGGCTTGACGAACTCAGGTAAGCAGCACCTCCTGAAATTGACACATCCAGTGTGGAACCACATTGTGTAATGGCTCCGGCATTAAGATAAACCGGGTGTGTACTGTTACCGGCATTTGCTGATAATGCCGTTGGCACACCCCCATTCAGATATATAGGCTTAACTGTACTTCCAACCGATGCCGTGCCCACCTTCGTCACGCTGCCGTTTGTCAGCTTCGTGTTTATCTCGCTTTCCGTGTAATATCGGCTGTCGAGGACGGAAGCATAATTGCTCTCGTCGAGTACCTTGCGCCAACCGAACCAATCATCCTCGACATCACGTAATGCGCGGTACCACAAGCCCATGCCCGAAGTCCATCCGCCAGCAATCTCGACGGATGCGGCGTTGTCACCTCCGAAGCCGACAACCGCCGTGTAAGTGGTCGGTGCGTTCTCGTGTGCCGAGCCGCTGGTGTAATACGAATACAACCGACCGAAGTTCTGCGTCCTGCCGGTCTGCGGATTCTGCAGGCCACGGCCGAGCAACAGGTTCTTCGCTGTAAGATTTATCGTTGCGTTGGCCGACTTCGGGTTAAACGTTCCTATTGTCGAGCCGTTGCCCTGCAGTGTCAGCGCATATATGGCCTGATGCGAAGTCAGCGCGGTGATGCCCTTCGTCGCCGTGATTACCGTGCCGCTCTTTGTGACCGCTGTCACCACGTTGCCGCTGCCGGTAGTCACCACCGAAGTCGCGCCGCCTGCCTCAAGTGCCGAAACACGGCTGTTAAGCTCATGGCCGAGCAACGCAGACAACACCCACGTGGCTTTGTCCGATGAGTAATCGGACCAACTGTCAAGACGCTCGTATGAGCCGCCTCCGCCGCTCGCACTGCTGTTGGCGCCCAAGGCTGAAACGAAACTGTCTGAATACAAGCCATGCGAGAAGTGGAAACAGCCTTTCGCGCTGTCCCATGTAATTCTCCCACTGCCTATTGTGATGCTGCCAACGTTGGCCGTACCGGCAACGTATAGGTTTCTCCATTTCGCGGAGGAAGAACCAAGGTCTATATTGTTGTTGGCGGAATTGAAAGGTTTGAAAACATTTCCTGAAAGTACGAGACTGTTACTGTCTACGCCACCTCTTTTCAGATATATTTCATCGTTACCTACCAACGTAAGCGTACCGCTTCCGGTTATGGTACCAACGCCGCTAAGACTTCCACTTACATTAGCCGTACCATCAAAGCTTCTGCCCCACAGTGTCCGGGCGGTGGCAAGCTTTGTTGCTGATGAAGCGTTGCCGACCAACGTCGCGGTGATTGTCGACGGCAGTTTGAGGTTGACGTTGGCACTGCCATTTACGCTCACGGCTGCGCCCGTATGCGCTTCCGTAGCATCTTGTATGTAGATGTTACGTGATAACCCCCAATAGCTTGTGGTGATGTTTGAGACACCACTAAAGTATGTACCATTTATCGTTCTGGGTGTTTGCAATTCCGTAGCTGTGTCTGCATTGCCGACCAGAGTCGCGGTTATCGTCGACGGCAACAAGAGGTATTCCGTGGCCGAGCCGTCCACGCTAACTGCCGCACCGGTGTGCGCCTGTGAAGCGTCACGGATGTATATGTTGCGTGCAGTACCCCATTTAACAGTCGTGATATTTGCCGTACCGTCGAAGTTCGTTCCGTTGATTGTGCGTGCCGTTGCGAGCTTGGTTGCCGATGAAGCATTGCCGCTCAATGTGGCAGTTATAGTCGATGGGAGCTTGAGATTAACGTTCGCCGAGCCGTTAACACTCACGGCGGCTCCGGTATGGGCTGCCGTAGCGTCCTGTATATAGATATTACGGGCGGTGCCCCAATAACTTGTCGTTATGTTTGCTGTGCCGTTAAAACTTGTACCGTTGATATTGCGCGAAGTTGTGAGTTGGTTCGCCGTCTTCACGGTCGCAGAATCAGCGGCCGTAACCTGCTGTGAGTACGCTTTCCCGTGTAAATCCGTAGCAGCACTTTCTATCGAAGCCCAGCATTCATAAGAAGACAATTTGTCCGATGTCGTTGTGTTACTGACTTCCGAAGAATCAACGAGTGTCCATTTTCTGCTTAAAGAACCACGGCTGCCTTGGGTTAAAACAACACCTGTGGTAGCAGCGTACGCGCCATTTGAATGTATGAACACATCTGCATAAGTGCTGCCGAAAACATTGTATATTCCAACCTTTACCGAGTCGGATGCAAAGCCTTTCCTTAGCAACCATTCGGCTTTTGCTGAAGATGCAGTGCCGGTATTGTTTGTCCTTAATGTAATTCTTACGATACCTACATAACCAACGTCATAACCTTGCGACAACAATAGCGTAAGTTCAGCATCGTAATAGGTACTTGAAATAGTACCAATTTTCGCAATTCTATGCCACGGATAGTTGTTTCTGTTTCCGACAGAAAGCCTGAAATTATATGGCACAAAATCAAAGTTGACATTGGCGCTGCCATTAATAGAAAAAGAACAATCAGCAAAACAGCCCAACGTCACACTCCTTGTCGTCGCCCATTTCCCTGCACTTGTTGCATACGGAACGGTCAAATCCTTGGTAACACCGCCTATGACAAGCCTTGTCGAATTACCATTGGCCGAAAAGCCCGTGAAGATACCGTTAAGGTGTACATTGTCGAGCGTATCAGCATTGACGGCTTGCGTGGCGTATAAGTCCGCTATTGTCTTCGTCGTACCGCCGACTGTCAGCGAAAGGTTGGTTGCAGACGACGATGACAAAGCGGTAAGCAGCCCTGACTTATGCGTGCCGTCGAGCATGTCAGCGTCAAGACCGCTTCCACTGCCGTCCACCGTCTTAATTTTCGCCAGCACGTCGGCCGCAGTGTAAGCTGACGAAAGCAGGAAGGTGCTGCTCTTCGTTGCGGTAATCACTGTACCGCTTTTCGTTATCGAAGTGACGGCATTACCGCTTCCGGCCATTACCACTGATGTCGCGCTACCGGCTTCCACCGACTTCAACCTGGTATTAAGGTCTGCACCCAGCTTTGCGCTGAGTACCCACGTAGCCCTGTCTGTATTATAGTCAGCCCAGTTGTCGAGCCGGTCAAATGACACATCTCCGCCTCCTGTGCTGCTGCTTACTCCCAAAGCGGAAATAAAGCTGTCGGAGTACAGACCGTGTGAAATGTGGAAGCATCCCTTTGCACTATCCCATGTAATGGTGCCGCCGCCTATCTTGATGCTCTGTCCTGACGGCACAATAAGTCCGGCATTGAACGTCTTGGCACCGGCAAACGTCTGCGCTCCCGTGCTTACAAGGCCGGGAACCGACGTCGTGGCGTATGGTATGGTTACCGAGTTGGTAACGCCGCCTATGGTAAGCGATAACTTCTGCGTGCTCCATCTTATATCAGTGAAAATGCCACCCAAATGCACGCCGTCCAAAGTGTCGGCGTTCAGGCCGGTCACCACCACGCCGCTGTTAGCCTTCAGCAGGTTACGCCCGAACGAAGTCGTAGCCAATTCTGAATAGACATTTGCCGCACTAGCGTACAGCATCGAGCCGGACGCAACGGAACTCTTGCCGGTACCACCGTACGCAACGCCCATCGTGCCGACGGTGATGTTCGCCGAGCCATTGAAGCTCTTTCCGTTCACGCTGAGCGTGCCGGTAGTCTTGGCCGCCTGCTTGGCTATACCGTTTGTAAAGTAACCCTCGAGCGTCGTAACCCTGTTGCCTACGGCGGTAACGTTGCCGTTGATGTCGTTAAGCAAGCCCTCGAGCGTGGACGAGTCGCCTATGCCGTCGAGGAACGATATTATCTCGTTCCACTTGTCTATAACGCCGTCTGCGTCCGAGCCCATGATTGACGACACGAACGAGTATGCCGTATCCCACTGCTGTTGCTTCGCCGTCGTCGGCAGGCTGTAACCGCTGGCGAATGTCACGCCTATCACTCCGACTGAAGAAAGCGTGCCCACGGTAAATCCTTTCGGCATCGTGATGGCCGTGCAGGCGTTGATGTTAATCACCTTGTCGGCCGTCGGCACATAGCTTCCTACGCCCTCGCCGTTGCGCTGCAAGGTAAGGGTGTACAGTTTTTGGTGTGACGTAAGGAATGTGCCGGTGGTGAACGTTACGGTGTTGCCGCTCTTGCTGAAGCCCGTCAGCGCGTTGCCAGTGCCTGACTTCTCGAAGTTCATCGCCGAACCGCCCTCGAGCGCCGACACACGTGTATTCAGGTCGTAACCCAGTTTCGCACTCAACACCCATGAAGCCTTGCTTGAATCGTAGTCACCCCATGCGTCCAGCCTGTCGTATGACGCACCGCCTCCGCCAGTGCTGTCACTTATTCCGAGAGCCGACACAAAATCGTCCGAATAAAGGCCATGTGAGAAATGGAAGCATCCCTTGTCGCTGTCCCAAGTTATCGTTCCGTTACCTATTTTCAGACTTTTGCCTGCAGGAACCACTAGCCCTGAATTAAAGGTCTTTAATCCTCCGAACGTCTGCGTTCCCGTGCTGACAAGACCTGCGACTGATGAAGTTGCGTATGGAATCTTTGCTGTCTTAGACACTCCGCCTATTGTTATGGATAGTGTCTGCGTGCTCCAGCTCAAGCCGGTAAATAGGCCGTCAAGATGCACACCGTCGAGCATGTCGGCGTCAAGTCCGCTGCCGCTGCCGTCAACGGTCTTAATCTTCGCCAGCACGTCGGCCGCAGTGTAGGCAGACGAAAGCAGGAACGTACTGCCCTTTGTCAGCGTAAGTGTGTGTCCGTTTACGCTTGCCGCCGTTACTGCATTGCCGTTTCCTGTGACTGTGACGGCATTAACACCGTCGGTTATGCCGTATCCTGCCAGTGTAGAAGGCGTGTCGGTAATTTCACTGAAAGCAGGCCATCTTGTCACGTATTCTGACGGAGCCTCTTTTAACAGTGCATCCCATCCCTCACCGAGGTCTGTAAGAATTGAAATTGTATGTTTATGCCCGGAAGTCGCCGCACCGATATTCGCAGGTGTAATGTTTATCGTTGCGTTGGCGGACTTCGGGTTAAATGTTCCTATTGTCGTGCCGTTGCCCTGAAGCGTCAGCGCATATATGGCCTGATGCGAAGTCAGCGCGGTGATGCCCTTCGTCGCCGTGATTACTGTGCCGCTCTTTGTGACCGCCGTCACCACGTTGCCGCTGCCGCTTGTCACCACCGAAGTCGCACCGCCTGCCTCGAGTGCCGAAACACGGCTGTTAAGCTTATTACCCAGTTTTGCACTTAAAACCCAAGTGGCTTTTTCTTCTGCATAATCAGCCCAGTTATCAAGCCTGTCATAACTTACTACGCCTGAACCGCCTTCGTTGTCGCTTAACCCAAGTGCAGATATGAAACTGTTTGAGTAAAAGCCTTTTTCGTTAGCAACATATATGTTACCGTCTGGATCCTTTGCGAACCACTTTGCCATTTCCGTGGCGAAGCTGGTTCCGAAGTCCGTCTTGTTGAGCTTCTTGTCAAGCTCCGCCTGCAGGCCGTTTATCTTCGATATTTCAAGTGTGGGAATGTCGGCGGCGGTCAAAGAGGAATGCCCCGTAACACGGCCGTACTTGTCTACCGTTACTTTCGTGTATGTACCTGCCGTGCCTACTGTTGCAAGGCTCAAGGTAATATCCGCTGAGAGGCTGCCGCCTCCGGCAAGCCCTGTCCCGGCGTTTACCCTTATGCTCTTGTCCGCCTTTGCCGTCAAGAGTTCCGTAAGCTCCGTCTTTGTGGCGTAACCGCTAAGGTCTATATTCCCTTTTGTAAACGTCAGAGTACTGGCGTCGCTGCTCTCCGCAACGTTCACAAGCACATTGCCCGAGCCTGAGACTACTATCGCATGTCCTTTCCTTCCATTTTCTACGGCCTTTATCCTGTCGAGCAAGTCTTTACCCAAGTATGCCGACAACGCGGTGCTTTTGGCTGTTTCATCTACATATTTGTTCCAGTCCTGTAATAAGTCGAACGAGCCGCCTCCGCCTGTACTTGCACTTAACCCGAGTGCTGATATGAAGCTGTTTGAGTAAAAGCCCTTTTTGTCGGCCACATATATGTTGCCGTCCGAATCCTTTGCAAACCACTTTGCCATTTCCGTGGCGAAGCTGGCTCCGAAGTCCGTCTTGTTTAGCTTCTTGTCAAGCTCCGCCTGCAGGCCGTTTATTTTTGAAATATCAAGTGTCGGGATGTCGAAGGCAATATCCAGATATGAAAGAAGGGAGAGAAAAGCATTACCAATTCTCTCCGCTGTATTCGCATTTTTCCGGCGTTCGTCTCGGATAACCTCGAATTGCTGTCTTAATTGTTCTCTAGCCTCGTTGCTCATAATAGATACACAAAAATAAGATACTTGCAGTTCTTATAAAAATACATCAATGCCTTAGAATCTATTCGACCTTATTCTATTTGTAGAATCAAGTTTTCCGAAAAGTCCCTGCAGGAACGATGATACAAGTCCTTGGTATGCTTCGCCATACATCAGTGCTTGTTTCTCGTTGAGCCGTTGCAGCTGATAATAGTATTTTCGCATAAACCAGTCTTCCTTTTTGCGCTTACCCCTTACGAGTGCAGCCTGCTTACCGGCATTCTTGCCTCGTTTGACAGCTATATGCTCAAACTTCGGCGCAAGCATGGCATCTTCTGACAGACCGGCGCCTACCTGTTTATAACCGTAGCCGTTTACTTCGCGGTATGTGTCATTCATGAATAGCAGATCTCCACCATTGCCATGTTTAAAGCCTTTGCCGACTCCAGCGGAAACATATAGTCCATACTTGAGAAACTTATGTTTAATGGTATCCGTTCCGTCAATGGCATATTCGACACTCTGTTTCAGACTGCCTGTATCGCTTACCGAAAGTTTGTCTATCTGTTCCTGAAGGATATCTACAAGATATCTTGCCCATCCTCGGTTATATGCGTCGATGTCCGCCTGCGTCCTGTTGCCTTCGTATAATCTCGTTGCCATAATAGGGAAATTTTCTTTAAATTACCGCTAATTTCCTTAATCTTCCTGCCACTCGTCAGCGTTGAATGTCAAGTCTACTGGTTCGTCATTATTCAGCATGAAATATAGACCAGTAACGCCATTCATCGAATATCGAGGAAGTTCCTTAGAGTATATGGAGCTTACATCCAGGTACTCGAGACTGTCGCCATACAACATTGAATTTTTGTCGTATATCAAACGGCTGTGTATTTGGCGGAAGATGCGACGGCAAAGATTAAGTTTTTCCTCACGGTCTCTCATGTCATCGAAGGTATAAGAGGCGAGGATGAAAACCGTGTAAACGTTTTTGTCGAAAAAAGTTACGCCTTTGCTATAAGTGTTCTGCGACGTTGTGTCATCAATCATGATGAAGTTGGCGTACTTCCTAAATTCCTGCATGACATCGTTTATCCCTTCAGGGCCACTGCAGAAGCACGCTTTGAAATTATTAGACTGGGCAAGTTTGTTCGTCTCGGCCAATTTTTTAAAATAATCGCATGCGTTGAATGTGTTATTAGTCTCCATTATTTCTTCATTTTTTTGCGTAAATCTTCTGATTCCCTAGCTTTTGCATCGAGTTCTGTCAGCGCTCGCCAGCAGTCGGTATCAAATATCAGTTGCTCTTTGGTTACGTCGCCATCAGTTAGAGCGCGAATTTGCACATTCATTGATTCCATTAAGTCAAAGTCACCGCCATCTGGATCATTAAGGTTAACCTTCTTGAAGAAGTGCGGAAAAGCTTTGGCGAAAACATCCTTGACATACGAGTACCATAGGAATGTGCCTAGCATCTGCGCTTTATCCAGCTTTATTTTGACAGGTTTTGAGCCGTCCTTTTTTCGGTAAAGTTCACGTGCAAGAGAGGCAAGGAAACGGTCGTCTTTGTTCCGGCAATAAGCCTGGTAGTATTTCTCTGCCGAAAGATAGTCGGCGAATCTTAAGCCATGCAGGTTAACATCGACCGCATGCAGGCGGCGGACGTCATCCAACCTGACGCCCATGCCCACATACGTGTCGATGTAGTCAAACTGCTTTATAAGGTATTCTATCTGCCATGCCTGTATGGTGATGCTCTTTTTCTTGAGGCCAAATTTACCAGTGCGCACATAGCATATCCACCCATAGCTATCCTTTTTAGCTACATGAAGTCCGCCAAAACGCACAAACATGTATGTTTTGACGACTGTCAGGTCGGCGAACGTCGCCATCAGCGTAAGGACATAATGCAGCTGCTCTTGAGTAAGCTCGTGCCATGATTTGGGAGCGTAAAAGTCAACTGATTTATCCGTTGAAAAAGTAGGCTGTCGAGTCCTTAGTGTTTTTAAAAACTTCATGATGATTTACTTTGTAAGCTCCTGAATTAAGATATTCGTCGTACAAGCCTATGTTTGTGGACGATTCCATTACGTACAGCAGTTTCCTGAGAGGAAAGGCTACAGCCTCTCTTTGGCCGGTGAAAAGCCAAACGTGGAAGAAGTTCCTGATGGCTAACAGCGCATCGGAATGTTTGCCCATCTCGTCAACGTTGTTTGTCCTGTAATAACCCATAAGAACATCCATCTGTTTGTCGGATATCTTCAGGCGAAGAAACATATCTGCGTCCATTATCGGCTGCTGCAGCTTGAGCCATTCGCCAGCTGTTAGTCCATTTACACGGCGCATGATGAAGTACTCGTATTCATCGAACAGGGTAGGGACGTTTCTCTTTGCCTGTATAGTATCGCCCCATTCCTCGCTCCTGAGGGCGTTGAGAACGTGCGCTTTGTCGACAAGCTGCTTTACCTTGAGTTGCTCCTCGAGTGCGTCCACTCGCTGCTTGCTGGCCGGTGAAACGTTGTCGTTAGACACTACGCCGAAGCCGGTAGGAGTAAGCACAAGGTCGAGCTGACGAAAAACGGACAAGAAAGCTGAAACAGACGCAAGAGCCACAAACTTCTTGTGCAGTATGCTCTCCGTGCCTGCGCTGTCTACCTTTTTTATTCCTTCTGAACCTAAAAGGTTGTCGTTAAGGAAAGCTATTTGACCTTCTATTTCCGGCAGCACCATCGTATAAACGTTGTCCTGGGCAGAAGTTCCGACCGGCAGCGACTGCTCAAATTCATCCTTCGTTACCGTTGTTATCATCGTTTTCTCCTTTCTTTTTGTTATTGTCAACAGATACAGGTTTCGAGTCCTTGTTTTCGTCAAGGGTAGTAAGCTGTATCATTGGCACATCTATCGTGGCAATCTTATTCCATCCGTTGTAATGCAAGATTACATGGTAAGGCTTGCACATTATGTCGTGCATTGGCTTCTCAAGTGCCTGCTTGAGTGTGAACAGCTCGCGCTTGTCCGAGCCTGAGTTATTCATCTGACTCTTTCCCGGCGTTGCTCCCACGAGGTTAGGGTGTACGCCCAGGGCGAAGCATAGAGCGTTAGATGCCTCGCTCATGTCGTCGCTCCAGTTGCCGCCCTCTTTTTTCGATGCGTCGTTGAGCTGGTATATCCTGACCATGCGGTTCTCCTTGCCGTTAGGGTCAACATAGTAGCCTGACACCATAGCCTTACCGGCATTTTCCACGCCTGTTATAAAGTCCATGATATTCTTTTTCTCTTGCTCCTTACGTTCTGCCCTCTCTTTTTCGCCAACGATATTCTCGTTTTCGCACACGTTATCCCAATAGTCATTATGCACTTCTATCTGTGTTCTCGGGGCGGATGTATTCTTTATCATGAAGCGCTTGCCTATACCTATAAGGCGGTATATGTCAAACCACGAATCGCGGAAAATGCTCATGTAGTAAGGCACAGGGTAGTACTGGCTGCCTGGTGTAGGCATTTTGCTGAGTATGGCAAACTTGCGTTCAGTAGTGGGTGTACGCTTCTTGCCTGTGTCCGGGTCAGGAGCAAGACCCATGCGGACTTTAAGGTCGCCCAATGGGTCCCAATAGTCGAGCAGCGGTATGACCTCGATGTTTTTCTCGTCAAAAATTCCCACACGGAAATCGCCGAAGAAAACATGCTCTATCTTTCCCGATTTTGTCGAAGGGGCGTATTCAAACCGGCAATAACAGGCATCCTTATTCCTTACGTTGACTATCTTGTCGCCACTGCGGTTAAGTATGATGACGGTGACCGAAAAGAAGAAATACTTCATATCTGTTGCCTGTTCCATAAAACACTCGTGAAGCGAATTTGACAGGCAGAAATTCAAAATTTCCTCGTTATCGACATCCTTCTTAGTCTCTCGGTCTACGAACCTTACGCCCTGCCCATAACAGGCAAGTATGTTGAACTGCTGGCACTGAGCTGTAACCATGTTGCTGCTGATAAAGTCGCGTATAGTGAAAGGAAGCATGTTGTCGACTCCGAAAGGTACATACTTATATTGCTTGCCTCTTATAGTCATGGGTATAGGGCTTACGACTTTGTCCTCGTCGAAAACACTTGCCGTGTCTTTCCCGTATTCAGACGATATAGAATCCATGAAGCCTTTACCGCCTACGCCTGAAGGCACCATCTTAAACCTTGTGACGTTGCCGTTTCTACCGACTTCGACTAATTTGTTCTCGTTTAGCATCATAAATAAATTGTATAGCCGTTAACTTCAAGTATGTATATTTCAGGAATAAGCCTTATCTGTTTATTAACAGGGTTGCGCAACCGAACATAGCCGCCCCGCCAATGTTGGTGGTGAACATACCATCCTTTATATTCGTTTATGTTGCCTTCAGAGGTCCATGCCTTGACGTTAAGCGTCTGGCGCCGCTCCTCTGCCAACGAGATGTAATGTTGCATCTCGGTAAAATGCATTACTCTGCGTTTCTTATCCATATCAGTTGAAAGTCATGTCGAATGTGTTGTCAAAGATTCGTCCGCCCCGGCGGAGGTCAACCACGTTGTGGTTACGCTGTGCGTATGTGTAAGTGAACGTGAATCGAGGTAGAGAATCAATGTCATTGGTGTATTCCGACTTTGATTCGGTAATTATTACTTCCTTGCCAACGACCGGTTCGGAGCTGTAGAAATTGACAATACGTACATTCTTCGAGCGGAAAAGGTCGTCGAGCCAGTTTGCCGTCGGGAAGGTAAGTACGCCGGTGTCAGCCTTAAATTCACGGTTCTCCTCAATCTTGTAATTCTTCTTAACCTTGTTGATATAAGCCGACTCGCGGTTAAACTCCGGCGAAACAGTATGCGTGCCGGTACAGTATACCAGCTCGTCGCATCCGAACGAGTTTTCAAACAGCAGAATAGGCGCACAGTCAGGACGGTTGAAGTCGATGACGAAACGTTGCGCCCTGGCTCCAGCCTCGATGGTGTATGCGCACAGAAGTTTGCCTTCAGTGGCAAACTGGCCGGGCGAGGCGTCGACGGTTTTGAAGTTGCCGTTAGAACTCGCAACTTCAACCGAGAAGCTCATAGTGCTGCCGTCGCTGTATTCGGCGGTGGCCGTGGGCGTGTCACCGCCGATAAAATGCAGATACTCCAGGCGTCCAATCGCAGTAACCCTGTCGCCGTCGAATATGCTCAAGTAATGTTCCTCGAGGAAACTTTCAGCGTTGCTGATGCCGAAGTCGGCGGCGCAGTAAACGACGGTAGCGTCCATCGTGGCCGTCTCCGTTGCATCATCATTGTTAAATTCCTCGGTTATAGTAATAGCGAGGTCGGCAATAAGGCGCCTCTGTACGTAAGGCTGCACAAGCTCTGAAAGGTCAGAAAATGTTATCTTGCCCCCGAAAGGGAAGAGATAATCGTCGAAGAGCACGTCGTCGTCAGCCTTGATTTCAACGTGCGCCCTATACCCGGCAATGGCGAAAGATATGTCGGGTAGGGTGGCAGAAAGATATGTCCCGGATAATCCGCTCAAAATAGTAACCATATACTTTTTTGAGCAAATGTATAATTAAAGGCTTGGATATAAAAATACGTGGGCGAAACCCCATGTAAAGAGTCCGCCCACGTGACAGAAAAGAATGAAAGAAATGTATCAATCAATTTGCCCGGCCATGTCAATATCGCGCCAAATAGCCCATTTTATCGTACCGTCGTCATAAGTAGCCATCGTGTAGCCCTGCAGCAGGAGGTATTTCGACACGATGCCTGGCGATACGGCCATCATAGGCATCAGTTCGTCTATTATGTCTTGTGTCGTCTTGTATTCGGGTGCAAGATGCTTGCCTGTAATTTCAGACTCCCCTGGAGTATTAGACCTTGTGTCGAAGTAAGCATTCAAAACTGTAACCTGGTCGCGCTCGTCTTCAGTAAGTTCAGCAAGCCATTGTTCATATCTATTATTTGCCATTTTTCTGTGTATTTAGACATTTGTTAATTGTTTTTTTTAACTCATTCAAACAGTAAATCATTTCAAGCCTCTGAAAAGCCTTCTCTTTTACGTCGCCAGCGCTGTCGTCGATAGCATGTTCAATGACAAAGTCTATAACATCATCGCACAGCGAAACGACACTCTCGAGGTAAGAAGGCTGCAGAAGCTCACGCTCTGCTTGTATCGTGTCATAGCCTTTCATAAGCTACCCCTTTCCTCGCAATAGTCATGCTCAACCAGTTCTCCGGTTAACGAAAAAGCCCTGAGCATGTCATTACCATTAAGAGGTACAAGGGTAATGACAAACGAATAGTCGTTGTTATAAATAGATACGAGCATAGGCTTTAGTCTCCTGTTTTTCTTCAAGTGCTTAGCCATAGCGCTTTTGATAAAGGCTTTTATTCTTTTTTCGATGTCCTCTTGCGCAACTAAAGACCTGTGGAACTTGCTAAGCACCTCTTGTCCTACGGCGTGTCCCAACAACGTCGTATTGCAAAAGGTTTGCACTGTAACAAAATACTTGCTCATAGCTCACCCCCTTTCTTCTCGTCAGCGTTAAGCCGGTAGACCACCCAAGCCGAGCAGGCGGCCGAAACGATAGAGACCACAGGCTGCTGCATGGCGACGATGGCCGTAATACATACAAGTAAAGTAAAAAGATTGACACGTACTGCCGTCTTCCAAGTAACAGCGAAGCCGGCGAGGCGAGAGTAGAACTCGCTCCTTGAGTTATACCAACTGGATAACGACTGTGCCTTTCCCGTCAACCATGCTTTGATGTCGACAGGGCGCTGCGCACTGCGCTGGATTGCATTTGTCTGCATATTGCACTATTGTAACCATACCCGGAGCCGCCGGGCGCGGAGATACAGAAAAGCGGCTGCACATCCCGCTGGTTACAATAGTGACTTCACCCCAACGGGCAAAACTATTACGGAACGGCAACCGCCTATACGATATAATAAGGGCATAAAAAATGCCCATACAAATATGCAGGACAATTAACCCATGTCCGAAGGAGTGATATATTCACTATTGTAACCGATGGCAAAGATAGGAATTATCTTTGAATCGGCAAAGGAAAGAATGGTTAATTTTCATCTTTCATCAAATAATCGTCCCATTCTCCGTTGAAAATTTTATCAATATCATCCTGATGGAGAACAACAATATTATAGCCTTGTGATTTGAGCGTGTCAATCTTTTGCAATTTTGAAGGTCCAGCATCCTCGCCTACAACAACGAAGTTTGTCTTCCTTGAAATAGAGCCATTAATATCTGCACCCATATCTTTAAGTCTGGCAGCCATCTCGTTCCTATCCATATTGAAAACACCTGTTATGACAACTTTTTTATCATAGAAAGGATTATTAGGGTCTGCATTAGTAAGGTCTTTTTGCTTCAAATCTCCTGAAATCTGAGAATGTTTGCTAAATTTGGTAGCAAAATACTGTTTATCCTTTTCTGCTCCAGTTCCTTTTTTTTCAATTTTATGAGGTTTAACCCTATTAAGATATTTAAGGAAAACTTCAGCACAACATCTTGAATCGTTGGAAGCATTGTGGTGTTCTCCACAATCGATGTCAAACATTTTGCACAAATCAGTAAGGGCATGACCAAAAAGTTTATAAGTACAGAAGAAAGGCATAATTCCTCTTACTTGAATACCATAAAAGGAAAGATTTTTGTAAAGTACGTCTTCATCGAAAGCAGCATTATGTGCAACTACAACTCTACCAATTATATAATCTGAAATTTCTTCCCACACCTTGTCAAAGGTTGGTGCATCTTTAGTCATTTCAGGGGTAATATGATGTACATTAATATTAGCGTCATCATAATAATTCCTTGGTGGTTGAATCAATTTTTCAAACGTGTCTACAATTTCACCCTCCTTGACAATAGTCATGCCTACCTGGCAAGCCATTCTGTCAAATGTAGCCGTTTCAAAATCAATGGCTACAAAATTCATGTCTTGTTTTTCCATAATAAAAGATGAGTTCACGTATCAGGGGCGCATCCCGTCAACGTGAACTCTAAACAGCTGTATATGTTTAATATGCCCAAAACAGATTATGCGCCATCTGTAAAGGAACTATTAATCATCTTAACTCTGCAAAAATAAACAAATTTAATGAAAAAAAAGGGGAAATGCTGCAAAACATCTCCCCGAACGTCAAAATAAATATATAATTTTAAAGTGTATCAGCCGTTTTCCTCAAGCGGTCTGCAATATCATATAGAGCACCTTTCAGCTTTTCGCGGTCTACGTCGCTGAAGTCGTCAGGTTTTCCGTTGTTCATACCGCTGAACTTATGGTATAGCCAACTACGAGATTTACCGAAGTAGTTCTTAGCCAAATAAGCCCAGTTGATATCCTCATACACATCAGATAATGCCTTTCTGACATTTCCTGTATCTACCATTACATCTGCTTCCATTATCTCCATTTTTTTATCTTTTAATGCCCTTCCCCTTAGCTGAAGGCGGTTTGTCATTCTGTTCTAACATTACAAGAAAGCCCGCAACTTTTTATTGCGGGCCCGGATTGTCCTGGTCAGAGACACTTGTGTTGAAATATTAAACAGTGACCACTTGTAATTCTTCTGCCAGTTTATGCAACCCATTTGCAATCTTTTCCGCTTGCGCCGGACGTGGTTTTGACAGACCTGAAGCATAGTGGGCAAGTTGCTTTTGGTTGATTCCTGTGATTGTCTGAAGTGCGGAAAAAGAGAATATCCCCCGATAATAATCAAGAAGAGACTGGACGTCAAATTTATATACGATTTCATATTCACTGTCAAATACGGCCGGATATGATTCTCCGTCTTCTTTTGCGCCTTCAATATAAAAGTCAATACATTCTTTTACATAATTACGGAATCCGTCAAAGTCGCCGGTATAAGCTACCACCCAACCGGGCAATAGGCTACATGCGCAGCTATATCCCTGCTCTGTACGTGCCGTGTCCATAATAACTTTTTCCATACCCTTATATTCTTGCATTTAATGTCTGATATAAGGAGTGGTAAAGAATCTATCTGTTACCACTCTTGCTGAAATAATAAACAATGATTCTATGATAGGTTAAATGGTGGGGCGGTGTCAAAACACCAGCCCCGATTGGTTTTCAATGCTTTTCAGCAAATTGCCCCAGACAACATCGTTCTCACCGCCATTGACGGTGACCGTTCCTTTTTTGACTGGATGATGAAATTGTCTGTGACTACCTCGCTGTCTAACCAAGAGCCATCCGTCCTTTTTCAAATCCCTGAGGATTTTACTGACTTTCACTGTTCTCATAGAGCGCTGTTTTTATTTCAACACTGCAAAGATAGCAAATTTACTACTATTTACCAAATTTTGAGACGGGTAAAGTATATAAATTACTACTATTTAACAAATAGCTGAATAAAAAATGACACGCCACTCATTATGGTACAATCTCGGTTTTAACAGCCCGACAAAGAAAAGAATAAAAATATATTTATGTGAATTTATATTGTACCAACAGAGTATGGCCCGGATATATGAAAGAGTTTTGTAATAGCAAAATCAAACGTAAAGAAAATATATAAATAAACAGTATTTAACACTATAAATGTCAATTTTAGAAGCCTTTTTTATTGTTGAAATGCTTAAAGCGGAGGCAATACGCTTGTGAAATATTGTTTTTTTATATGTTTTTCCACTATCAAAAACCGCAACAGGCTGACTCCCAGAAAGTTAGTCTGTTGCGGTCGGCGAAAGCCGAAAAATTCTGCTAAAGCAGCCCCCACCGCCCTACGGAAATCAAGCAATTGCCTGATGAAATTATAGCGGAATATGTAGCGAGGCATCACAAAAAACACAATCCAAAGGGCGCATCCGCGGTTTAGCGAGACATCTCGATGATGACGAGCTAAACATAAATGCGCTTTCAAATTTATTTGAATGGGCATTACCAAAACAAGGGGAAAATAACAGCATTGGCAATTACCAATGCTGTTGTTTGGAGAGGAGTTTATCACGCAGAGATACGTTCCAATATATATTTGCTCGCCTTTTCCACATCACTCATGAGTGATAATATAAAAAGTGGATTTTCACGTATTGAGGCAATCCACGAATCAAGGTATGCTGCGTTGTTATCAAGAATCTTCTTGTCAAAGCCGAGAATCTGACCGCAACGGGCAGCCCCAAGTTCAGCGACCAGCTCCTCGATTGCATACTGTTTGTCGCCAAACTTACATCCAGTCTTACGATTAAGCCTGTCTTTGGGCGCTGTTGAATGGACAAGCTCATGTATAAGTGTAGCGTAGTATTCTTGTCCGTCCATATATATATCCTCTGCGGTAGCTCCTGTCTTGAACTGCGATTTCTTGGGTACTACGACAAAATCCTTAGCTGGGTTATAATATGCGTGATTTGACCTTTGTTGATACTTTATCGGGCACACCCATGACTGATTGACAAGCAACCTATCTATGTCGGCGTTCTCATACATGCCGGTTGCGTCGGGGCTTTCTTTACCGGTAAACAATGACTGCAATTTCTCAATCTTCTCAGGATGCTTCTCGGGTATGGTGGTCTGATCAACGTTGAATACCGAATAACACTTGAGGAAAGGATGACGTTTGCAATGTAACTGTTCACATCCTTGGAGTCTGTTATACTCATCTGAGGAGAGTCTCCTACCTGCGGCGTCAGTATAGTAGAAATCCCAGAAGATGATGGGTAATGATTGAGCGCCTTTATTTATCCTGGCGCCCAATTTGTTAGCTTGTTTCAGCGTGCAAAAGATAGGATACCTATATTCCTTATCCACGCAGCCCCATGTCAATATCAGTGCATTAGCACCTCTGTAGCTTACCCCTTCCAGGTTTACCGGACCGGCGCCGTAATTGCAACCGATCCAACCTTTTTGCCACTTACTCAATCTCATAGTCTCCATGCGTGCAATCATCATTTTTGCAAATTTGTCTAAAACCTCTGTTGTGTGCTGTGATAGTTTCATAATTCTATATTTTTTTTAAGTTAAACATTGATTAATCCATTACGAATACGCTGATGTAGCTGATGTTTATCATTGAGTCATTCGCCAGGCTTTCTGCGGTTGCCGTGGCGTCGGCGCATGAGTCTGCCATAATCTCATAAGTAAGTACTTCGCCTTCTTCTCCGTAAACTTCAACCTGATAAATGGTTTGAGAAAACATATAACTCTTTCTGTTTCTTCTTGATGTGCCGTTATTGGCAATTACGATGTGCTGCTGAACTGAACTTGTCATAATTGTAATTTTTTTTATTGTTGAACATTTAATTTTTACGTGCACAGGAAACGAGCAAGAAACAGGTATGCAAATGCAAGGGAAGTCAAAGAAATTTTATCCTTGGGGAAAAAATATGGATAAGAAAAGCCTTTCCCATATTTTTTTAAAATTTGTGCCGACAAGCATGGCGTGCCCTTGCAGAATACCGCTTGCCGTACCTTTGCAAAGGAAAAATAAGTGTTTGACAAAAAGAAAATTACACAAGTCAGTCAAAGCACCAAGAAAAGACAATAATGGTTTATCAAGACGAAATAGACAAATAATGTATGTTCAAACGTTTACCAGGTTGAAGTTTACGAAGATGTAGGCAGCCCTAGATTAAAATTGGCAGTCTCAGTAGCCAAAGCCACAGCAACAGAAGAAATTAGGCGCAAAAAAATGAAACAGCTATATCAGCGTATTGAAATGGATAAAACCAGTAAGAAAAAAATGAAACCATCACAGAATACTACTGAGGTTTGTCTTAAAATAATAAGTAATGACTGCACGCATGGAGAATATGTGTTTGAGCAAAAAAAGGCCGGTTGCCATTACGACATCCGACCAAAAGAAGGAGTAAGCCACTGAGGAGCTTTAATCTGAATAAGAATTGACAATGACAGCGTGGAATTGAAGAACAGGAAACTTTTCCACGCCGATGCAAAGCGTATCAAATGCGTCAGAACCGTCGGTACGTCCCTCAAGCTTATCTTCTTCTGTTTCCGCCAACTTCTCGCCGCGTTTGTCCTTTTCGCCGTTGTAAACTCCGGCAGACTCCAAGGATATGATAAGGTCAGGGTTGTTGTCCCTGTTGATAAGGACAAGGTGATTAGCCCTGCCGCGAAGCATTCTGTTTATGAGAAGATTTTTATCGATATGTCGCATTGGCTTGCCGATATAGATAGCCCTGACAATCCACTGAGCGGCTTTAAGCCGACGTTCGATATACTTGTGGAAGTCATCGTTGTGCAGCGCATAGTTATTGCCGACAAAGGTCGCGTCGTAATAGAACACTATCTGCTTACGGCGGTGATAATAGTAGTACGCAAAGAAATCATCCATAAGTTCCGGGAGTTTCCGCTCATATTTCACAAAAAAGGACTTGAGAACACGCAGCTTACCAGTCTTGTCCACTTGCCCAACGACAAGCCAGTTGATGTTAGCATTGGCGTCAAACGCTATACATAGAGGGAGATTCGGGTCGCAATCCTTATCCAGACGGCTGTCCTCGATCACATTCCCGACATTGGCAAGATTAAGAGCACTAGCATTAGGCGCAGTATAATAATTAAAATCAGACCTCAATCCGGAATAAAATCCATCCGCAGATATACCTACATGCTGGCACATGATTGATGTGGCAAAGGTAAGCGGAGGCAGGTCTCGTTTAGCTCGGCGGATAAAGTCCTCTCCCAGCAACGCCAGATTTTCAATAGATGTATATTCCTTGTATAAGAGGCATTGTGAGCGCAACTTATTCAGTTGTGCTGTCATTGCCTCAATTTTCTTGTGTAAAGCTTCTGCTTTATCAGGATATCTGTTTACCTTCTGCTTTAATTTCCATATGTAATATACAAGTCCTTCAATAACCTGCACAAGATCATTATCCATCTGTTTCTTGTAGTTCAGAAACCATGAGCCTTTTTTTGTAACTGGCATATCGGATGTGATTGTCAGGCCGTGATGCATGTAGAAATTGCCGAAGTACATCTGGTTTCCTCGGTTAGCCTGGAATGTCTCGTCCTTCAGCTGCTCATAGTCAATAAACTTTGCTTCGTCGATTATTACGTAATCGAGAGACATTGAGTTACTTGTGCCCTTGCGGTCTTGGCTGATGATGTTAATTACTGAACCGTTGTAAAACGATATCGTGTTTTCCCAATTAGAAGGAGTGAAAAGCGGCGTCTTCCAGTGAAGCCCCTTCCATGGGCGTTTGCCGACGACATAATGCAAGTCACGCTTATACCCCCACCGCTCGAGGTGGATAAGCATGGACGGCAATATGTTTATAAGACACCGCTTTACGGAAGGCGCGACAAAGCCACCCATTGAGCCGGGCATACCCTGTACGCAGGTAAGCGCACGCACAGCCTGCACGGCACCCTTGCCAAAACCACGGCCGCAGACGGCCACCAGGTCGCGTGGCATGATGGAGAGCAGATACATCTGTCCATCATTAAAGTATTGCTTTGTCTTATTATTGCTCGTCATTTATTTCTTCATAGTCAATGACCTGCGCATCAAGGTCAGTAGAATATTTCTTGTTGAGAGATTTTATCCGCTCTCTTAAGTGAGGTATTTTTTGGATGCCGATAACGGAAGGATCATCAGTAGGCTCGAATATCTGCGGAATAATCTTGTCGAACTCAATCTCCGCTTCATCATTCTTGTCAGTACGGTTGTTGAGTATGCGGTTTTTCTCAATCTGTGCAACCGACCTATAATCTTGTAATCTGCGTGCAGCTTTCAAATCATCCTCCAGGTCTTTATTTATTTTCCAACGCATAAACTCCTTGTTGGCCGACTGGATGTTTCCCAAAAGGAGCTGCAAAAGGCGGACATCATCGTATGCCTGCGACTTGGCTACGCGAAACATCGCTATATCATAAGCCACGATATCGGCGTCGAATTTGGATGGGAATTGCAACCAATATGCATAAAGTCCTCGTATCCTGTGTATACGCTCAAAGAGCCTAGGATTAACCCTAAGCTCTTGCAGCTCATCGTCGTTAAGAGTAACATAACGAGAGTATTCATCTATGTCAACAGGTAGACTCATTATATATTTGCCTCGGATAAGGTTTTGAGAAGCAGCTCCCTACAAGCGGTCAGCGCATAAGGAGAGCCAGCGTTGGCTGTGGCTATAATTCCTTCACGCATCTCATAAACAGATGTCATGACCCCATGCAGATAACGCTTGCGTACTTCCGTTCCTTTTGTTGAAATATCGTCAGAAAATGCAATCTCGTCCAATTGAAGATATAGAGCTGTTTCCTTGGGCGTCATCAGTTTTTTTCCGCACTCTTCGATTTGATTCATCAAGTCGGTTGAATAGTCCATCTAACTGATACGATTGATTATTAACTAATTTACTTAATCCAGAATACAAAGACAGAAATGTTTCCTGGTCTGTTGTTATCAAAGTACATTCAGCCCTGTCTCCATATGTCTGATTTTGAGAAGTGATGACGCTTACCGTCCAATTTTCGTTCTGCACAAGGACGACCTTCGAGTGGTTCATTGCAAGGTAAACGCTATCGAAGCATGCTGACATAAGTCGGTACAACCCGACTGTCTTGCGAGATGCTTTAAGATCTGCTACAAGAACGCTGTGATTTATCAAGTGCTTTTTTTTCAGTCTCAGGAAGCCGGAAAGGAAAGCGTCGGATGTAGAGAACGTACTTACATATACATCAGCGCGTCCGGTCTGCTCGAGTATCCATCCGAGCAGACCGAGCGTGTGCATTCCTGTGCAAAGATAGCTCTGGTATGACGGATGGTCATTCCTGAGCGGTTTCAGAAGTTTCTTGATGTTCATTGAAATTTATTTCTGTAAAGAAAGGTGCCAGTCGTGCAATCATGTCTTCAGAAAATGATTCACCGGCATTAAGGATTACATTGATTCGCTGCGCCACCTTTTCTTTAAGTTTTTTGCACTCCTCAGATTCCTTGTCAGTCATGGTCTCCAGCTTCTCGAGGTTCTTCGAGATGTAAGCACGTGCATTTGTTACATCCTTGACAGTAATTTCGGTAGATGAAGAATCAGCAGAAGATTCAGCCTGCTCTGTTTTCTCGCCAATCTTATACATGTCGTAAACGCTGAAGTCCTTCTTATATGCGTACCATGTTTCTTTAAGCAGCTTCAGGTACTCATATCTGTCGCATGGCTTTTCAAGTTTTTTGCAATTATTATAGAGCTCCTTGATTTTCTTCCAGCGTTCTGCGTTGACATTCCATAGCTGCTGAATTTCAGCAGGCAGCTGCTCATGGTCGGCACGCTTGCCAACTGCAGAAGCGTCTTGTTTTTCTTCACCTTCATCCTGATTCTCGTTTGTATCCATTAAAGGTGTAATAGCTGGAAGAATTTCAGCCTCGAGAGCCTTGACATCAGACTTTGTCATGTGGTCCAATCTCATAGGCAGACGTTTCTTAAGCTCATATATGATTTTATCCTCGTACCTTTCTGGGCGTCGCATAATTGTGTTAAACATCGCCTGATTACCTGTAAGTTTTAACACGTATGTTGCGCCCTGTATAAGGTCGTCTTTGCTATGTTCAGGCTTGGCAAGCCATGTCTGAATTTGTGCAGTAAAATTATCATCGAATTTAACCATAATTTTTTTTTTAAAGTGTTGGACAATAAAGTCCAACCCAAGAAATGGAAAACTACAGATTAACCACCCTCCTCATCTGGTTCTGCTACAGTTCCATCAGCAGCGTTTATGTCGCCTGCTTCAGTCTCGATCTTTCCAACGTAGAATGGAGCCGGGTATTCGTCAGTTGCCTCGGCTGTAACGGTCGTCATGTTGCTGTCAGTAGCAGCCTTACCGGTATCCTGAGCCAATGAAAGTTCCGGGCTGAAGGCTTCTGAGCCTACGACGCGGAACTTGCCGTTGCGTTGTGGAACAAGATAAACCATTTCATCGTTGTTCGCCTCGGCAATGTATCCACTGACTTCCTCTTCTGTGCCCGGCATGTTCATGGTAGCAGTAACCTTAAAGGTCTTCGAACCATAAGTACCTTGTGACTCAATCTGCAACTGTCCTTCATTCGGTACAAGTGCTATCTTGTGCCACTTCTTATCGGCAGCCATGACGAAGTCACCCTCATACACATTAATTGTATCGAGCGTTTCCTTCGTCGAACGGTCTATTTTCGGCCACGTTACGATGTCCCTCTTTGAAGCTCCGTATACATATGAGCGTATACCTGGCAATGACTTCTTCCCTTGGCAGAAGTCAATGTCAGCATACAATGTTTCTTGATCAGTACATATGTTTTTCATAATTTCACTTTTTTAATTATCCTTCTGTTTTTTCCCAAGCTGAGAATGATTCCTTAGACACCGACAAGAATTGGGTACCAAAGAACATGTTGGCGATGAAATCGACATCATAATGGTTATCCAATGACTTCTCGACGATATAATTTTCATCGGCTGATTTTTGATTAAAAAGTGCCAAAATGTTAGACTTCGGAGTCAGCAAAAGGAAGTCTTCAGGCACATTAGCCATCGGCACCAGCTCTACGTTAGATGCTCCCTCCAATGTCTTCTTATCGTAAGAATTGTTGTATGGAAGTGAGCCATGATTCAGCTGGTAAGCCTCGGTGTAGTTATGGTAGGTCATGTCCGACATGAATAACTTTAGCTTTTGACGGCGAAGTTTTACGTCGCGCGACCAGTAAAAATCCTTCAGAATATCTTCAGCATTTTCAGCTGTAATACTGTCAGAAGACTTCTTAAGATTTCCTTTCTCCTCGGAAATAAGTACGGTAGTCCTTTCATTTGTACCGGCTATATCATTGTCAATGATAGTTTTGAAACCGTTGAAAAACTTATCAGTACTAGTGAAGTCGCTGCCATCATGCTTGGCGGTAAACATACTCAAAAAAAGATTCTCGCCCAGCTGCTTCATCATATACGCACATACCTGAAGAACTATTGGTACATTCTTCAGTCCCTCGCCCTTGGTGATATTAGAGCCCCATATAGTCTGGTATATGGCGTTCGGGTCAATCGGCTCAATACAGTTTCCGAAAAAGGTCTCGAGGACTCTTCCATCAATAGAGACATTTCCAGCACCTTTTTTGTCTTTCTTGTAATTTCCCAACTGGAACTTTCCGCTCATTTCAGAAACAGTCTCGCGGTATCTGATGCCTGTGCGAATAGTCATGTGTTGCAGTGCTTCGCCCATTGCGAGCATCGGCTGCACTATCAGTTGCCGACGATATGTTTGGAAAGTTCTTGTTAGTTCTTCCGGCGTAAATGTGATATTTCCTAACTTTGCCATAATCAGATGTCTTTTACGATGTTGTACAAGTCATTAGCTTCGAAGGCCGTTTCTTCAATTTCAGTCATATCATCCGTTTTGTCGCCTGCCCCGGATTTAAGAGCATTAATCTGCTCGTCGTCTTCTTTACTTTTTTTCTCAAGTTTTTCCACCTTTGCTTGGAGTTTTGCGATTTCCTCGTCCTTTGTCTTGACATTAGCCTCGAGGCCGGCTATTTTGTCGTCAGCATCCTTGAGATGCTTGTCTACAGCCGAAGCCTGGTCATCAGTGAGTAAAACATTTCCCTTGTCATCCGTCGCAAGATTCTGCAATTTAAGGATGTTCAGGACTTTTTTAAATTTGTCTGTCATTTTGTTATAATTATTTTCTGCGTGTGGGTTACGGATGAGGTTCTGGAGTCCCTGCCACGTCTTTCGCAAAAAACTCTGAGTTGGATTACCGTTGTCATCTGCAATCAACGACAGTTTGTCGTCCTCTGCTGAAGGCAACGGCGGTATGCCTGCATCCTTGTATATTGTTGTGTAATTATTAATGAACGAAGAATTGAACTCGTTTGCGGCTTTTTCCGCAGAAGCATCAGTCCTGATAGAGTCTACAAGGCCGAAGTCAACGGCTTGTTGCGCCGTCATCCAGTTGCCTTTCTTCATCTGCTTTTTGCACTCGTCAATGCTTTTACCTGTTTTATCAGCATACATGGAAGCGAGAACGTCGTCAAAAGTATTAAGGCTATCACGCTGTAGCTTTAGGTCGTCAATCATCTTGTCAATGGCTTCCTTGTTTGCCTGTTCGAAGCGGTCTATCCATACGGAAACGTTGTGTATGAGGAAAAAGGACCCTTTGACAATGTCAATGGTCTTGCAACCAAGCATGGCAATCGTTGAGATTGAAGCATTCATGCCGAATGCATGAGCATGTACCCGGCCATGGTCTCTAAATGCCTGGTGCATCTCGAGTCCATCCTTGACGTATCCGCCAAGGCTGCAAAAGCCAATGTGCACATCTTTATCTTTGTTCTGTTTAAGCACATAGCGCACGTAATCGGCAGAACATCCATTCCACCAACTGCCTATTGTCCCAGATATAACTAATTGATATTCCATTTGATATTTTTCGCCAAATTTATAATCAAATGGTTTGAGAATAAAATACGCGTTACATTATATATGGAATAGTTTTGTCTGATGAATATGTCACATTGATAATGTTCAATTGGTTGTCGGTCGCCAACTCCGGCGCCGTTTCAGTCAGCGTTGCAACAGGATACGGTCTGTTTCCGTCACCAATTAACCTGTATGTTCCATCAACGAGGCCTATTCGCCATAGGTATGGCACATCAAGATTTATCGCCTCAGGCGTGTATAGCTGTAGCTCAGCTGTGAATATTCTCGTTTTGGAGTCCAATTTATCCTTTATGGTTAATGCCCCATGTTTTTTAATGAAAATTTCTGTCCATTCCACATCCGGGAATTTAACCCGGTCAGCATCTATCCAAATAGCCTTGTCGTTACCGTTGAGAGGATAGATTTCTACACTTTTTACCAATTTAAATATTTTCATACGTTCTCGATCGTGTTAATACGGGTTGATTGTTCGCGAACAAATTAGTGGCACTTGTCCATAATTTTTTTTTTTATAAATCTTCGCTATTTCTTTTTTTATTTCTGAGGTCAATTCCATTTTTCAGGTAAGAGTTCCTCATGCGCTGGTATCTCATCTTGATAGTGTAATCATATTCTATTGAGATGCCGTTGTTCTCACACCATGCCTGGATTGCTCGCAATACAGTGCATCCGCAGTCGTGCAGGTCATTAAGGTCTTTCCACATTTGCAGGCGGAATGTATCCTCGATGCATTCTATTACTGCAGCCTTCGCATATTTGCCAAGGTAATGGTAAGAGATGACGGGCTTTTGCTTGCTGTCAGGGATGTATACAGCTACTTCGTCTTCTGACTTCATCTCAGGGACTTCATCGCGGGGTTGTGTAGTAAGAAATCTCCTGATTGTCGCATTCTCGGCAGATTGTGGTGGAAACGCTACAGGATTGCCGTAGTGGAATGTCAACCATTCTTTGATAAAAGGCTTAACTTTTAGGTAAACAAGAAACTTTTCCATAGACATTTTCTTGCAAATTTAACAAAGTTTTCAAATATTCCCACAAAAGAAGGAAAATATTTCTTTCTTTTATTTCAAAACAACTCATACAAATTCTTTCTGTGTTTGATTTTGCAATAATTTTTTGTGATAATGCAATTAAGTGAAATTCTATATCTAAATTATTGATAATCAATGTAATTATAATATCACAAGAGAAATATCACAAAAAATAAAGACGGAAAAATTTTGCAATATAAAAAATGGAAAAAATGTCTATCACAAAAAAATAAAGTTTGTGATGAAATTGTGATAAATTCGTGATGCGTTTGTTTGCTTTCTAACTTACTTATATTAAATGATTTATCTTTTTTCAAACACAACATTACAAAATCACAAATTTTTAGTAGTAAAAAAGAAAGAGGAGTTCGAGGAGCGAAAAACATGGGTTGTAAATAAATGTGAACGAACAAAAAAAAGTGATACGATTCTCGCGAACAGTATCACTCGGCAATATGATTAAAGGAAGTTTAAAATGGGCTAGGGTCGTTAATAAGTTCTTCCGGTACATCTTTCAACAAAGAATCATTGTCGTCTTGGCCATAGACAGGAGCGGATCTAAGATAAACCATGTCCTTTGTCTTAACCTCGCCGGATGGCGTAGTTACGCTTTTTTGGATTCTTCCGGAAGAGTTCTTATACTCGTCAGGGTTCAATTCGTCGATCCACGGGCATAGCTTGACAAACGAGCATAATTTGCGCGTGAAAGACTGCATTGTTATCTTGTTAGTTTTGGCGTAATACATGTAATCCTCGAGCACTTTATCCCTCTGCAGGAACTTGTCCAGGTTGCCGGACTCACGGCTGAAATAACCATTTGCCCAATCCTCGAAGTTTGTACCCATGTCGGCCTTGAATTTCCTCTTAATAATGTTTTCCATGGGTGGCAATATCTTTACCGGCTCTTTGATTAATTGCAGGTAAAATGCGCAGCATTGAAGCCAGAAGTTTATGTCTGCTACCCATTCGTCCTCGGTGTACTCCCTGCCATACAAGTCTTTTCCGAAGTCGTCACGTATTGATCGTGTCTCCAGGTAATTATTATCCTCGGTTTTCTGATGATAGTAGTCGCTGAAGACCATGTATAAGAGCCTGGCCTCGGATGACGGGTCGAAGTCTGAAGGCACATAGCTCGTGGTAAAGGCAATTTTCGGGCTATCCTCAAAGGGTATTGTAAAAGACTGGTTGTTCTTTGGGTTGACAGTCATGTCCGAAGTAATATTGTCGTAAAATAGTGACGTATTGAGATAGCGGTCACAATCATCAAGTAGCAGCATCTGGGTATGCTGGGTGACTTGGTCAAAAACGTGGGGGTTGTCCATAAGTTTTGGATTTCGGCCGGACAGCTTGACAGTTTTCTGTAACAGCGACAGCGTTTTGAAGAAGAAAGACTTACCGCTTCGGCCATTACATTCGTTGTCTTCTCCGATCTTATTGTCCATGGCCATTGGGGCCCATGCACGGGAAGGCGACTTGTAATGGTGTAGCATGTATCCGAAGCTGAATATTTTGTTTATAAGATTCTTCTTCTGTTCTTCGATTTCTTCGGGTGTAAGGCCTTCGCCCGATATGTCGAATTTATGTTCAGCATGATATCTCAACGCTTCTTCCTTCTCTTTGCTTTCAAAGTTATATTCCAGTTCCTTACGCCAGAACAGTCTTGAGGTGTTTATAAGATAGCCGAAAAAGTGGCTGTTGACATTATGTATTTCTATGTCAAAGCTTAACCTTCCGAATTCATCCTTGCATGTTTTAATCGTGAAGGCGTCAGGTTGCTTTTTAAACGCATGCGGAATGACTGAGTCTTCCCAAACATAATTATGCAGATCGTCACTGCCAGGTTCATATTCTATGATAGATTCAGAACCAGGAGTTACATTCTTTACTTCGACAGTTTTGTTGGGGAAGAAAAAAAGCTGCGATATATTAGTATAGGATGTGAAGTTAAGGTCAATTTCCTGTAAGCTCTCGAGCGCATTATTAGCCAGCTTTGGCGTGTTAAGAATAAGATTAAGAATATCTCTCTCCTCGAATCTGTCAATTACCCACTTGCGGACAAATTCCTTGATATCCTTAACTGTCACTCTTTTTACGATATTACCATGTATGCGGACGAATTGCGTTACCGTTGAATTTTCATCGTGAAGCGCAAAGAAACCATTGAGGTTGAGAAAGTTGAACAAGCAAGCTGTGTCAATCTCATGTTTCCATCGTCCATCTTTATTCTGGTAGCTTATCCAAAACTTAGCCGGCATGGCAAGTTTCATCATGTCCCTGAAGTTTTTCTTTTCAGACTTAATTTCCATCCAGTCGCGCAAGTCCTTACGTGACCGGCCTCTGTTATCCTTATATGTAGTAAGCCAAGAAGGCAACCATATGGTATGGATGTCAATGTACTTCAACGCCAATTCTTTCCCTTTGCGTTTTCCCGTATCGTCGATGTCAGGTATATTATACAAGACTTCGACATACTTCATTATTTCTTTGTATTCTTCCGGGGACAACTGGTAAGTTTCGCTGTTGAACCATAATGGATGAAAGCCGAGAGATCTGCAGCATAAGGCATCACGCTCTCCAGAACAGATAAAAGCATGTTGGAGCTTCTTTTCTTTATAAGGCTTATCATCGTCATGATTTTTGAGCCATTCCCTTTCTTCGTTGGCGTTATACACCCTATAAGCTTCCTTCAACTCGAAAAGACCATTAATATAATATCTAGGTTTCTTTCCTGCCGGTGTGTAAGAGAATCGGAAACCCTTATCGTAATTCAATGGCTCGTAAACCTTGTAAAATTTCTCTTCTGGATTATCTCCTGTAGCCTCTTTAATTATGCATTCACGGATGAATATAGGATAGTGTTCATTTGAATACTTAACGGTTGTTGTCCTATTCTTTACGTTAGTTATATACTTGACCGAATGCCAATGTAAAGCGTTGACGGTTTCCTGAGTCACACGCGGCCCGAGTAGGTTTAATTCAAATTCGCTGAATGATTCTTTAAGCTCAAACTTTCTGGAGCCATCAGGCTCATCAACTTGGGCATCCCTTTGTCTTATATCCGGTTTGTTGAGATTTTTTTTGATTTCGTCTGAAACACCATATATAGACGCCAGTTGCAATATTGCTTCGTTAAACCTAGAGCGGTCGTAACCGTGTTCATTCATCCATAACGATATCGCATTTTCGCCTCTGCCTTCTCCGCCGAAGTCAGTAACTTGCCATATTCTGCCATATTTTGCCGAATTATATTCCCTTAAAGAAGCTGAAGGCGTTTTTTCATCCCTTATGGCAAAATGTTTTTTACCCTCCAAGGCAGCACGTGCTTGAGGATAGAGGTCTAAGATTATCCTTAGGCCTCCGTCCGTTTTCTTTAATATATCTTCTGCTTTAATCATATTATATCATTTGCTTTTGCCAAAAGTATGAAGATAGGATTTCTATTCAAAATACATACCCGTTGGCGGAATTAAATTGGAATGACAAACACAAGTAAAAAGTTGCGCAT